GAAGTGATAGCTACCATTTTAGATCCTGACGACATCCTTGCAGTATAAGGAGCAAATATGTCAGAAGAAGCAAAAAACGAAGAAATAGTTGATGAGGGTGAAGTTGTTGAAGTAGATTTACCAGAGGAAAAACCTAGCGGTAAAATTGCAGATCTAGCACCTAAAGAAGAGCATGACGAAGAAGCTCAAGAAGCTATTGAAGATGTCTCAGAAGAACCAGAGGAAAAGTCAGCTGATGAGTTAGAAGACTATTCTGAAAAAGTTCAAAAAAGAATTAGCAAACTTACTCGCAAATTAAGAGAGGCTGAAAGAGGCCAAGAATCTGCTTATGAGTATGCAAAAAGAATTGCAGAAGAAAATCAACAACTTAAAACTAGATCTTCAAGCCTAGATAGATCTTATCTACAAGAAGCAGAAAGCAGATTAAAATCTCAAAAAGCACAAGCTTTAGCAGCCTTGAAAAATGCACATGAAGTTGCAGATTATGAAAAGGTAGCCAAAGCTCAAGAAGTTTTAGCAAAAATAGCAGTAGAGGAAAACAAAGTTACGACTTCAAAAACTCAACTAGAATATCAACAAAATGTTCAAGAAGAGCAACAGACTAACTACCAAAATTATGTTCAACAACCTCAACAAAATGTTGCTCCTCAGTTAGGAGAAAGAGAACAGGCTTGGGTTGAAAAGAACGAATGGTTTGGTCAAGACGAAGTAATGACCATGGGTGCTATGGCAATCAACAATCAGTTAGAAGCTGAAGGCTTTGACGTTGGTTCAGAAGAGTACTATACTGAGGTTGATAGGAGAATGCGTAAACGATTCCCACAAGAATTTACAGAATCTTCTGTTAAATCTAAGCCTCAACAAAAGGTGGCTTCAGCTGGAAGAGTTGCTGGTAATCCAGGCTCTAACAAAAGACAAGTAAAATTGTCTCCATCTGAAGTTCAAATGGCTAAAAGATTAAACGTACCGCTAAGCGAGTACGCTAAATATGTTAAAAGGTAAAACTATGACAGAAGATAAAAAAGATATAAACAGAACACCACGTTCTGCCGACACTCGAGCTAAAAAAGTTGCTCGCAAACCCTGGAGTCCACCATCAATGTTGGATACTCCTCCCGCACCTGAAGGTTATACCTACAGGTGGATCAGAGCTGAAATCGCAGGTAGCGAAGACAGGAAAAATGTAACTTCGAGGATGAGAGAAGGTTTCGATCTTGTCAGAGCCGAAGAGTTAGATGGATTCGAGCTTCCTACTTTAGATGACGGTAAACATGCGGGAGTAGTTTCAGTTGGCGGTTTGCTGCTGGCTAAGATTCCTAACGAAACACGCGAAGAAAGAAACTCCTACTTCGCAGATCGTGCGCACACTCAGCAAGATGCTGTAGATAACGATTTATTAAGAGAATCTGACCCAAGCTCTCCGATGTTAAAACCAGAGAGATCAAGCAAAGTAACTTTTGGCGGTGGTCAACGTAGTTGATCATCAAATTTTTTAATTTTAAATAATATAGGTGACTTATTATGTCTAACAAAAATGCACCCTTTGGAGCAAGAGTAGTAGGTAAATTAGGTTCTGGTGTTGCTAATGGCGGCATGACGGAATATAAAATTGCTTCTGGCGCTTCTGGGAATATTTTTTCAGGCGATTTAGTTAAGATGCTTAATACTGGTACTATTTTAGTAGCAGCAGCTGGTGATGAATCAGTAGGTATCTTTAGGGGTTGTCAGTATACTGATAGCAGCGGAGACGTTGTTTTTAGTTCTTACTTCCCTGATGGAACTGTATCGTCCGATATTGTAGCGTTTGTGGTAGATGATCCTAATGCTGTATTTGAAATTCAGAGCGCAGGTTCTCCAGCGCAGACTGATGTTGGCTTAAATGCAGATATTTCTTATACTTCTGGCTCAACCAAAACTGGTATGTCAGCAGTAGAATTATCTGGAACAACAGCCGCAACAACTGCGACTTTCAGAATTATGGGCTTCAGCTCTGACCCAGATAACAGTACTACAGGTTCAGCTAACGTTAACGTTATAGTTAAGTTTAATGAGCATTTCTATGTCGATCCTACAGGAGTTTAATAATGGCAATAAATAGAGCGCAATTAGCGAAAGAATTAGAGCCTGGCCTAAATGCCTTGTTCGGTATGGAATATGCTAGGTATGAAGCAGAGCATACAGAAATCTTTGATACAGAGAGTTCTGATAGAGCGTTTGAAGAAGAAACTTTGATCGTTGGGTTCGGTAATGCTGAAGTAAAATCAGAAGGTAGTGGAGTCAGATTTGACAATGCTAACGAAGGTTATACTTCTCGTTACACTCACGAGACGGTTGCTTTGGCATTCGCACTAACAGAAGAAGCTGTTGAAGATAATCTGTATGATCGTCTTGGTGCTAGATACACTAAAGCACTAGCTAGATCTATGGCTAATACAAAGCAAATCAAAGCTGCTGCTGTATTGAACAATGCGTTCTCTACAACAGGCGGAGATGGCAAAGTATTAGTTGCTACAGATCACCCGCTAGGCGGAGGTGGTACTCTGGCCAATAGAGCAACTACTATGGCGGACCTTAATGAAACTTCTCTTGAAGATGCGTTAATTAGTATTTCTACATTTACTGATGATAGAGGTCTTAATATCGCATTAAGAGGAATGAAATTAATCGTTCCACCTCAATTGCAATTTGTTGCTGACAGACTGTTGAACACTCCTGGAAGAGTTTCAACTTCTGACAACGACATTAACGCAGTTAGGAATATGGGTATGTTGCCTGATGGCTATGTTGTTAATCACTATCTAACAGATACAGATGCTTTCTTCTTGAAAACAGACTGTCCTGATGGATTTAAGTATTTTGAAAGATCTCCAATGCAAACTGCATTAGAAGGTGATTTCGATACTGGAAACATGAGATACAAAGCTAGAGAAAGATATTCATTTGGATATTCTAACTTCAGAGCCGTTTACGGTTCTCAAGGAGCTTAATTGAACGGTTGATTGTAGCGTTTTTTACTCAACTACAATTATTGGGGGCTTAACAGCCCCCTTTTTTTCCTCTAAATTTACAATTCGTATAAAAATATGTAAAATTGAGGCATGAACATTCTTAGCGATGTTGTGTCCCTAGCCCAAAACCCCTGCACAGGTGTTTGCTCAACTACATATGGAGCAGACGAACAATGTGCTGGTTGTGGCAGAACTTTAGAAGAAATTAGAGATTGGAATAGCTATTCTGATCTACAAAAAAAACTAATAAATATAGACCTAGCGGTTAAATATGACATACGGCAAAAAAAGGAGTACAACAACATGTCAGTAAATTCAAAAATTCAAGATATAAACGGTAGATTGATTACAGCTCAAGCATTAATAGAGATGGTAGGAGCAGATATGCTAGAACATTTTGGTAAGGACCCTATCATTAAAGAAACCTACGAATCATTAGTAGAAGCAAGAAATAAAGTATTGGAAGCAAAAGATTCACTTCCTATTGCTTTAGAAGATGCCTCATAGTAAACTAAATTCAGTTAATTAGCTTGATGAGGACCGTAAAGGTTTCCATTAATACAAATAAAAGGAGTTCATAATGGCTAATCCACATTTTCAAAATCTAATACTATGGGCAGGTAATACTGTTGCTAGTAAAAGTAAAAAAGACTTACCGATGTTTCAACCATATCCATCGGATCAAACGTACTACGGTTATTTTAATGACTTTATGACGTACAACTCTGGTGATTGGACAATCACTACAACTGAAGCTGGTACAGGAAGTGCAACAGAAGCAGTTACTTCATCCGCTGGTGGAGCTTTATTGCTTACCAATGCAGCTGGAGATAACGATCTAGACTTCTTACAGTTAAAAGGCGAAGCATTTACACTTGCTGCTGGAAAAAGAGCATTCTTTTCAAGCAGATTTAAAGTAAGTGACGCAACTCAAAGTGATTTCGTTATGGGATTACATATAACTGATGCTTCTCCTCTTGATGTAACAGACGGTGTTTATTTCATTAGTGCAGATGGAGCAGCAACAGTTGATCTTTCTGTTGAGAAAAACAATACCGCTACTACAGCTTCAAGTATCGCTACTATGGCAAATGATACATTTATTACTTTAAGTTGGTTTATTGACCCAAATACTTCAAATGTACATTACTCTGTTAATAATGCAGAGCCTTTAGTTCTTGTAGATACTAACCTTCCAAATGATGAAGACTTAACTATTTCATTTGGTATTCAAAATGGTGAAGCAGCAGCAAAAACTATGACTATTGATTACATTAATGTAATGATAGAAAGATAGGAGTAAACAATGGCAGGTAGAATTGTAGGTTCTGATGTAAAAACAGCTACCAGCGTTAGCGCCGCTACAGGCGGAGCTGTTTTGCAAGCAGGCAGATCTAGGTTAAGAGGTTATGTTATCGCAGGAGGATCTTCTGACGGTACCGTAACATTTAGAGACGGTTCTGTTACTGGTACCACTCTTTTAATTGCTCCTTGTAATGCAAACGATACTGAAACTTTAAACATTCCAGACTCAGGTGTTTTGTTTGAAGATGGTATTCATGTCGTATTAAGTAATATAGATAGAGTAACTGTTTTTCATTCTTAACATCTTAACTTTGTAGTAGCATCCTTGTGGTGCTACTATATTAATTAATATGGCAACACGAAGAAAAACAAAACCTATCCGAAGAACCACTACAGGGAAAGGCGCTAATTACCGTCCTACGAAAAAAGGCGCTGGTATGACAGCAAAAGGTGTAAAAGCCTATCGTAAAGCTAATCCAGGATCTAAATTAAAAACTGCTGTAACAGGCAAAGTTAAAAAAGGAAGCAAAGCGGCCAAAAGGCGTAAGTCTTATTGCGCTAGATCTCTTGGACAACTTAAAAGAAGCTCAGCAAAAACAAGAAATGATCCTAACTCAAGAATACGTCAAGCAAGACGAAGGTGGAAGTGCTAATGGCAGGTAAAAAAGACGCTTGTTACAATAAAGTAAAATCAAGATATAAAGTTTGGCCTTCTGCTTATGCAAGCGGAGCTTTGGTCAAATGCCGTAAAGTAGGTGCTAAAAACTGGGGCAACAAAAGCAGAGTTAAGAAAGCAACTGGTGGGGCTATTAGAGGTCAAGGTTGCATTATGAATAATAGAAAACGATAATGGCTGAAGAAGGTTTAAAAAAATGGTTTTCACGCAACAAAGGCAAAGGTTGGATAGACTGTAAAACTGGCAAACCATGTGGTAGAAAGTCAGCTACAAAATCTAAAAGACCATACCCTGCATGTAGACCAACAAAGGCTCAATGCAACGCAGCGGCTAAAAAGAAAAAAGGACCAGATAGAATTAGCTGGCAAAAAAAGTCCACAGGAGGACCTATGAGTAAAAAATTTGGTATGGATGATGGTGTTCAAACTTCTTATGAAAAGAAAAGAGGTGATGCTATAGAAAGAGCTATGTCTAAGCAAAATAGAATCAAGAAATCTAATGGTGGGTTTATTGCTAAAGGATGTGGTAAAGTGATGAATAATAAAAGAAAGGTAACAACCATAAGTTAGGAGTAAATATGCCAGGAAAAGAAAAAAAAGATCCAAAAATTCAAGCAAGACTTGATGCAAAAGTTAGACCAGACGAGCCTGTATCAGAAGATCGTATTTATTTAAATATGCCTAAGAAAAAAGCTCCTGCAAAGAAAAAAACAATTAAAAAAGGTAAATAATTATGGGTAAAAATTCAAAAGGCGGAAGCAGAATGTATAAAGCCAAAGGCAGAGATGTTAAATCCAAAGGTGGAGCTAAAATGTATAAATCCACAGGTGGAGGCATTAAATCCAAAGGCGCAAGCATGATGAAAAAATCTAAAGGCAGTTCAGCAATGAAAATGTCTAAAGGTGGCTCAGTAATAGCAGGAAATGCTAATAGAAGAAGAGCAAATATCTAGTTAGTGGCATACTTATACAGTAATATACCCCATTTTAAATGTTGGGTAAGGAGAGAGTATACCCATAACCATGAGAAATATCATGGTGAATTTATACACGCTATGGCTATAGGCGTTACAACTATGCCAAATCGTTGTTTAAGTTTTCATGTAATTTTTACTGGTGAAGAATCAAATTGCGAAGATTGGGATGAAGGCAATATACATGGGGGTGCTATGTGGGCCAGAATGCCAATTACAGGGTTGGTTGCAGACACATTAGTTGATGATTTTGCGAAACCTATGCCCGTTCATGATGCTCAACCCTGGGATTGTTCATCACACCATAATTCAGTATATGTAATGAATAGAGCAACGCCTTGTCCTTGGTTAGCAAAGATAGATGGTAAGATTTTTCCAGCAAAATATTATTTTACGGTTGATTATGCTGAAAGCGAAATAGCAGATGACCCAGCTCAACATAAAAGTAGTCATGTTTTAGAGCTTCTAGACGCTGGTGAGTGGACAGGAAATATAGTGGCACTACCAAACAATAGAGTTAGAGCAACACACCCTGCCTGGTTCGTTACAGGAGAAGGTGCGCCCGATTTCAAACCATCTCAACATATACATTATTCTAAATCTGATTTAGACTATACCTTAGATGTAAATAGGGTTTTTGATAACTTATACAACGAAGATTAATGGCAACATCAAACAGTACAAATTTTGAACCAAACGTAACAGAGTTTATTGAAGAAGCTTACGAGCGCTGTGGTCTTGAATTAAGAACAGGGTACGATCTAAAAACTGCAATAAGAAGTGTTAATTTAATGCTTGCAGAATGGGCTAACCGAGGCCTAAATCAATGGACAATAGAGCAAGACACTCAAACGGTTACTCAAGGGACAGCTGAATACACTTTAAATTCTAATGTAATAGATATTTTAGACGTTGTAGTTAGGAGAACGGTTAATAATGTTCAAACTGACATTTCTATCAGTAGAGTTGGTAGATCTGCATACTTAAATATACCAAACAAAGAAACTCAAGCTAGACCGTCTCAATACTTTTTAGACAAAACAATCTCTCCTGTTTTAAAAGTATGGCCAACCCCAGAAAATTCTACCGATATTTTGGTATTTAATAAAATTATTAGAATGGATGATGCAGATACTGCAATTAATACTATGGATATGCCTTTTAGATTTTATCCTTGTTTTGTTGCAGGTTTATCTTATTATTTATCTTTAAAAAAAGCTCCACAATTAACTCCTCAGTTAAAAGCTTTATATGAAGAAGAATTTAGAAGAGCTGCCGATCAAGATGAAGATAGAGCATCTTTTAAAATACGACCAAGTATTAGGATGAATTAAAATGGCATATGCGCTTGGTAAATTTGCTATAGCACTATGCGATAGATGTTCTTTTGAATTTAAGCTTAGTGAATTAAAAGAAGAGTGGACAGGTTTTAAAGTTTGCTCTGAGTGTTATGAGCCAAAACATCCTCAATTAGAGCCAGAGCCTCATGTTTCAGATCCTGAAGCTTTATATAAACCAAGACCAAATAATGATACAGAAGCTGGCGAAGGTTTTGTGGTAGTTACCAGTTCTAGTATTTTTCAAGATGATTTTATGAATCCTTC